TAGCCGCCAGCAACGGAACCTTCAAAATTGGCAAAACCGAATTGCGGAAGTCGAACATCCAGCTTGTAGGCTGGCGTACTCGTCCCGATGCCCAGACCTGTGCTGGTCAGGCGCATTTGTTCGGAGCCGGAAGCGCCAAAAATATATGCACCTGACGTAGCAATGCTGAAAAAATTTTCTTGGTTCGTGTAAAAGACTGCCTTTTGATTTCCGCCTTGAACAAGGCTGAGAGCAGCAAAGTCTCCAGTACCGTTTGACCCGTTTATGATGCTGATGCCATCGTTGCCACTTGCGGTATAGGACTGAAGTTTGTAGCCAGTTTGTGTAGTGCCGCCAACAGTGAGAGTGTTTCCGCTAAACGTCAGCGCACTCCCACTCGTCACCACCTTTGAGGCGTTCAGGAACAGCACGCCATTGGCGGTGCCAGACGGCAGCGGTTGAGAAGAGGTCAGAAGATACGTGGTCCCAGGACCAGGAGTGAAGCTCATGATGTGTCCTTACAGGCTGATCTGCGTGCGGATGTTGAAACGGCCCGCAACAGCGGAGGTCACACGGAACTGCATCCGCGCAGGAAGCGCCGTCAGGAGCCCGGACGACACCGGAGTGTTCAGTGCGGTCAGGCTGAACGTGCCATAGACGACACCGTCGTCCCCAACAAGATCGACCGTCGCAGCAGGAAGCTCGGTCAGCGTGGCGACGAAGTTCGCCACAGGCGTGATCATCGTCTGGAGATTCGTTCCAACCAACTCGGGCTGGCGGTTGGAGTTCTCAATGAAGTTCGCCATGATGGCCCTCAGTCAACACCCGCCGTCCTTGAGGGAAGGTCTGCCGAGCCAGTCGGCGGGTGGATGGGTCTCGGTCTAGGCGAAGCCTAGCACAGGCCGGGGCTGGGGTCAAGCCAAACCCGCCTTGCGTACCACCGGTACCTGGGGGCGTCAAGTGACCAAAGAAAAAGGGCCCCGGAGGGCCCTTCGAGCACGGAGTGCTGTGGATCAGCTTGCGCCGGGGGAACCCCACATGCCGAGGGGATCAGAATACCCAAAGCTGTAGCGCTCTCGCGCCTTGTACCGGCTGTTTCCGGTATCGAAGTCAGGGTCCATGGAGGTCGCCAGCGGCACACGCACGAAGTGCTTCATGCCGTTCGGAACGTCGGTCTTGATGAACCATGCGCTCGGATCGGTCAGCCAGTGGTTGACGGTGTAGCCTTCCGGGATCGAACCGTTGGTCTTCAGCGCGTTGATGTCGTTGTCGTTGGTGCCAACACGGAGATTGGTCTCCAGCAGGCGGGTGGCGACGAACATCAGGCTCGGGGGCACGATCAGCTTGCGCGGCTTGGCTGCGATCAACAGACCACGCTCGTCTTCCCAAGCGGCGATCTGAATGACAGCGGCTTCCAGGGCCGTCTCGTTCAGGTCAACAGCCGTGGTCGGGCGGTTGCTGTTGGTGCCACCAGAGACCAGCGGGTGCGCCGTCGAGAACAGCGCCACTCCGTCGCCACCCGGGTAGGAAGCGTTGAAGCCGTTGTTCAGGGTGGCCGCAGCCTTGACCTGCTTCGAATACGCCATGGCGCGAGCCAGGGCCTTCGTGTAGCGGGTGCTCAGGCTGTCGTACAGGTTGTCCTCCATCGCCTCCTCGGTGATGGAGAAGCCCATAGCGATGGTCTCGTGGTTGTAACGAGCGGTCCAGGCTTCCTGCGCGTTGTCATACGCGAGGGCCTGCCCTTCGTTCTTCACCGGAGCCGCACCGAAACCGGAGAGCTTAGTCTCCTCTTCGAAGCTACGATCCGAGGACTCGGTTTCGTAGATTTCCTTGTGCTCCTCGCCGTACCGCTTGTACTCCAGACCGAACAGGGCGTTCAGGCCGGGAAGCAGTTCCTTGAGAAGCTGTGCACGAGAAATAGCCATGGTTCAGACTCCTCAGACGCCAGCGGCGAGCAGATACGAGTGGTAACCGAAGTTCCACCCAACGATGACTTCGGGGTAGCCGATGAAGCTGACCGAAGCCCCAGACGACGCCGTGACGTTGGCGCTGACCGTGATGGTGGACGTGGAAGTGACCACGCCCGTGACCGTCAGGTTGCTGCCCGGCGAACCCGCAGTGGTACCGCTGATGCCAGCGATGACGCACTGCATGCCGGGGATGATGCCCTCGGTAGAGGCAACCGTGAAGGTCGTGGCACCCGCAGGCGACGAGGACAGCGCCGTGGCGACCGTGACAGCCGTCTCAGGCACCAACTGGATCACGCGCATGGAAGGCGACGTGCCCGCGCCGGTACCCACCGTCTGGCGGATGTTGCCGGCCACCGACGAAGCCACCGTGGGGTTGCCACCCGAGACACCAGCCAGCGAGTTGCCGGTTGCCGTCGAACCGCCGTTGCCAGCGATCAGGAAGGCGTTGGTGCCCAGGAACGACGGCGACATGTAGCCGACGGTCGTGCCGGTGTTCAGTTGCGTGTTGGCCGAGCCTTGCGGCTGCGCAATCACCGCCGCCTTGAACAGGGCGTTGGGATCATCCAGCACGTAGCCAACGGCGTCCGGGGCGTTGGTGCCCGCAGGCCAGTACTGCTGACGCAGCTTACCGAAGATCGGACCCGCACCGGTGCTGTATTCGCAGCCCAGGAAGACGCCGACGATGTCACCTGCCGCAGCAGCAGACTGCGTGTCCGCGTTGTACGGGGTGATGATGGCGTTGCCGTTGGACAGGCCGACGACGTCGCCGTTGAAGATGTTGGTGTTGTAGCCTTGGCCGATGGGGATCATCCGAGTGGAGCCCGCGAACGGGATACCACCCTTCAGGTTCACCGGAACAAGGCCGTAAGGCCGAGTGACCGCAGGGTAGGACATGGATTGCTCCTATTAGGAACCAGAACCGAACGACCCACGCGAAGACGACGACTTCCTCTCGGAAAACACCGGCATGCGGGGGTCACTTTGACCGACATACTTGCTGTCGATCGACTGAGAGAGCGTGTTGGACGTGCGAGCGTAGTGCTCAGTGCGTTGATCCAACATGTCTTGGGGCATCTTGCAGAGCATCAGACCGCCGACTTCGACGTTCCCGGTCTTGACGTTGGCCTCGAAAGCCAACTCGGGGTGATCTTCTGCTTTGACGGGCTCATAGCCCTCTCGCAGTCGTTGCGACACATGGGTCGGCTTGGATTCACCAAGCAAGTGTGTCATCACCCAACGGAAGCCCATCCCCGGTTCCGGGTTGGGGTCGGGCAAAGTCGAAGGCGCACGCCAGCGACGCTGAGTCTTCTCACGCGTGGTGAGTTCTCGGGGGGCGCGGACTTCAGGCATTCGATTGCTCCAACAACGCCACATGACGGGCGTACTCTTCCAACGGGATGTTTGCTCGGCGAGCAAACGCTACTTGGGATTGCGTCAAGCGGACTTTCTTCGCTGACGTAGCTCTTTGCGTCGGGGCCACGACGGTGGCGGGGCGCTTGGTTGGCGAAGGCGCGGGGGCCTCGAACTTGTCCGGAAAGACCTGTCGGAGTCGCGTGTCGATGGTGTCGAAGTATTCCTTCGTACCCGGCGTCACTCCAGACTTGACGAGCTTTGTGTGCACGCCCATCGCCAGACTCGTCATTTCGTCGTCTTGCCCGAACCAGCGGTTCCGGTCAACCCACGCTCGTGTGGCGGGATCAACTTCTGGAGCCGGTGCTTGCGGCGATGGCTGTTGGGGCGCGACGTTACCACGTTGCTCTTCAGCTTGCAAGGGGGGTGGTTTGAGGGACTTGGCACGCTGCTGAGCAAACACCGCCTCATTCAGTTTCGCCTGCGCTTCCACGAAGGCTTCAGTATCCCCGGCCTCATGCGCTGCTTTCAGCGCGGCCTTGGCCTGTTCAACCTCCAAGTTGGCGAGTTTTTGCGCCTGGGTGATGAAACCAGTGGTGCCGGTGTTCAAGTGCCCCTTGAGCTTCTTGTTCTCTTCGAACAGTGCTTGGGTAGCGCGAAGCGCTTCTTGATGCTGACGCTCCAAGGCTTCCCTAGCACGACGCTCGTCGTGACGGGCATGGGTCAGTTCCTTGATGCGGTTGCGGACCTTCTCGCCGTACTGCTCAAGCTCGTCGTCGGTGGGCTCAGCCACCTGACGGTCCAAAGGCTTGCGGCCCTTGTCCTGCTCCGGGGTGTCATCAACGATCTCGATCTCGGGCGTACCCTCACCTTCGACCTCAAACTCGACCTTGGGGTCTTTGGAATCCGCCGTAGCGTCGACTTCGTCGGGAAATTTGAATCCTTCCATGCTGCCTCCTTACGCCCGGGTGATACCGCGAGGATCTTGCACCACAGCTTCCACCTGATCGTCGTTGATCAGCCGGAACTCACGCCCGTGGATCTTGAAGCGGGTGCCGGAGTACGCACGGGCGATGATGAAGTCACCTTCCTTGCACCATGGCCCACTGGGAAACTTGTCCATGTCAGCGTAGGCTTGTGGGCCCAGTTTGATCACGAACAGCACCGTGGTGCTGTGCTCCTCGACCTTCACAGTCGTATCGGCCTTCAGGATGCCGCTTTCGTACTTGTCCTCGACCTCGGGGAGGGCGCAGAGGATCTTGTACCCGGATGGCTCCGGCAGTTGGCGGGCCTTTTCGGCGTCGGGGGCGTCATTGATGTCGTCAGTCATGGTCTTCTTTCGCGGGCGGGGTGGGCACCGTGGCTTGCCCGGCGGGCCACGGCGTGGGGGGTTACCGGTCTTCTCGCTCAGCAATGTCCAACAGGTCGAGCACTTCGCGTTCAGCGAGGGCAAGGCCGTGGATCACGCCACACAGGTGGCGGTACTCTGCGAAGTCGCGGGCAGCGCCCGTGGCGACGTCATCAGCGAGGGCGTTCATGCGTTCGCGCAGCTTGGCGCGGACGAGTTTCAGGGCGTCGGTTTCCATGGTTTACCTCCTGGGGCCCGGGGTTTGGCCCGGTGCCGGGGCCGGGGCCGGGCGCGGCGCGGGCTTCGCGGCCTGCACCACCTTGATGACGCGGTCGGCGTTCTTGGACTGGTTCTCCAGGGCGAGGCGTTCGCGGTCGAGCTTCAGGCGCTCTAGCGCCACTTGGAAGTCCATCTGGTCGTTTTGGGCCTTGCGCTGGCTGTCGCGCTCCTTGAGTTGCAACTCGGCCTGCTGAAGCTGAAGCTCGGGGTTCTGGGCCTGTTGCTGGGCGATCTGCTGCGCGGCCATGGCTTGGTTTATCGTCAGCGTGCGCTGGGCCGCTGCGGCCACCAGCGGGGCGAGGTCCTTCTCGTCCTCGGTGCTAATCGGTGCGGTGTCGTCCTCATCCAGCGCCGGGAGCGGCACGCCCAAGGACATCTCGATCTGGGCCCGATACGAGAACGCAGCGTGCTCGGCCATGTGCGCCATGAGTGCGGCCATCATCTGTTGCGCCATCGGGTTCTGCCCGATGATCGCCATGATCTTCGGGTCCTGCATGAACGCTTGGTGCACCGCAATATGCGCCTCGTGGTCCTGGTACGCGAACGCCTTGATCGGCTTGGCCCGCAGCACGTTCATGTTCTCGGTGACGGGGTCCTCAGGCTTCCTGTCCTCGGGCAACTCGACGATCTTGTCGGCGTGCTTGATCCCCAGCACCTCCAGCATCTGCCGGTGCAGTCTGGGCAGGTTGTAGATCTGCGGGGCCTGGGTGGACAACTGGAGCGCGGCTTGGTACTGCACCACCCGCTGGCTCATCGTGGCTGCGTTGGGGTCCGACACCGGGATGACCTCGACGAGGGCGTAGTCCCCGCGCTTGGCGCGTGGCCCC